GATTTGAGACTTTCTAATTTCAATTATTGCATTATTCTTTTTTAAAAAGTCATTGGCTTGTTTTTCGAAATTCATATTGATTTATATTATTTATTAAATACTTATTACTGCCCCGCTCGGTGATAATTGAGACGGTGGAGGGGGGGGCAATGTATGAGGATTTAAATTATTGGATTTCCCTTAAATCATCCATTACGTCGCTAAATAAACGATTTACGTTTTCCCATTCTTTTATCACTGATTTATAAATACTATAATTTTTCTGGTCAACTATTCCCGTCTCCTCATCAATTTCATCATACCCGAAACAAGAACAAAATTCTTTAAAGTCTTCGGGCTCGTGCTTAGTAACACATGCTAATATGTCGTAGTTAGTGGGCTTGATTAGTTTTTGTCTATCGTTAATACTTCCCCAAAAGTTAAAAATATAGTCCCTATGTCCGTCCCTTCCTATCGTGATTGAATATTTAAACCCGTGCATTCCGCCTTTAGCCCATTCTGGGGATAGTTGGATTTGAGACTTTCTAATTTCAATTATTGCATTATTCTTTTTTAAAAAGTCATTGGCTTGTTTTTCGAAATTCATATTGATTTATATTATTTATTAAATACTTATTACTGCCCCGGAGTGAGGGGCAATGTATGAGGATTTAATTATTTTTGAATTTTCTTTTGAACCTTTCGATTTTATATTCTATTCTGCTTAAGTGGTACATGATTATATTTTCGTTTTCCCCTTTGAATACTCCAAGTTTATCATCTGCAAATATTGTTATAATGTCATCTGTAAATCTTTTCATATTGATTGTTATTTATTGAATTATTTGATATTTTAATAAAAGCTCGCCTTGCTTTGAATAGTCATAGTATCTTTGCATTGTGTCGTTGTTTTCAGTGATTAAAGGTTCAAAATTTGTTATTGTATCACCATCAAAGCTCCAAAGTTTAGCGTCTATTAAATCAAGCATACTCTCATCACTAAACACTATTGCATTAGTACGAACTGATTTTATAGTTCTAGTTATATTTAGTTTTGAGTGTTCCTTGCCTTGGAAGGTTTGGGCCTCTACTAGTTTTAGTTTTGTTATATCCTCGTTTTTTAATGCCCTTTTAAATTGAGCTAGGTTTTTGATATTCATATTGATTAGTTTGTTACTACTAGGTAAGCTAGCATGTTGATTAATATTACTGTTGCGATTAGTGCGGTTGCTTTTGTGTCATTGTAAGGGGTCTTTGATTTCTTGCTTACATTTAATAAAAATTGTAAATCTTTGTTATTTCCTGACCATGAATAATAATTCTTCATTTTGTTTTTATTTTAGTTTGTTATTAATATATTACTTGCAATTTATATTTTGAAGTAATTGCCTTTATTTAGTAAATTCTTTTGCTTCCTCAACGTTATCAACTAAATTAAGTAGTCCTTCTTTGTTCAATTCCTCTAAATCTTCATCTATATATCCCATTGACTCAGTTAAGTATTCTTTTATTTTTTTGATTGTCATATGATTGTTTTAATTAATTAATTGCTCTCTCTTGATGCTTGTATATACAGTATAGCGGATGATTAGAATACTGTCAACCGCTATAGTGGGGGCTAAAGCTAGTGTATAATCTAAAAATAGAATTAGTTTAGTTACGAAAAAAACAAAAATCTTTGAAAATTTACAAGTCTTATGGGTGTGGATAAGTGGGCTTGATTGGTGTTATTTTTGTGGTGATAAAATGGGGTAAAAAGGGGGTAAAAAGGGGGTAAAAAAGTCTGTTCTTAAGTGCGAGCTTAAGCCACTGCAGCGGATAAAATGAGAGGTACTTAAGTGCAGAGAATTTGACTTATTATAGTATAATATGGTGTAATATGAGTTATTTGACTAATCTTAGCTAATATGTACATATTAATTATATTGTGTTATAATAAATATTCTGCACTTAAGTATTGGCTGTTTTGTACACTATAGCGACTTAAGCTCGCACTTAAGCTCAACTTAGATGCGTCGATTGTGCCGCTAAGATTAGCTTATAATTGAATATTATACACTTATGTTCTTAAGTATTATATATATTAATATATATATATATATATATATATACATACATATAGAGATTTAATTTAGTAAAAACATAAGAACATAAGCTCAAATCTTTTTTCTTGATGAATTTATGGATAGGGGGAAGCGGGCTATTTTGGGGTTGATTTTGTGGTGTGTTTTGGTACACCTTGCAGGGTGTCTTGTGAAGTGTTATAATTTTGATATTAATAATTAATTTTTAAATATATGGCTGGAGGGCGACCGATGAAATATAGTTCAGTAAAAGTTATTAAGCCGTTGATTGAAAATTATTTTGCAAGTCGTCCAGATAATGAGCTTACAATTACTGGACTAGCATTAGCACTTGACACAAGCAGGGAAACTTTAATGAACTACGAAAGTAAGGACGAGTTTTTTGACACAATAAAGAGAGCAAAGGACAGAATACAGGAGTCTTACGAAAGATCGATGAGAAAAAGAGGTAATGCTGGCGATATTTTCGCATTGAAAAATTTCGGGTGGAAAGACAAGGTTGAAAGTGAAGTAAAAATCACGGGAGATGTCCGCTTGACCGACCTTTTCAAGGCGAATAGGGAGGAAGATGAAGAATAAGGCACACTACATGTAGTAGTTGCCTTTTTTGTTACATACACTACATACCACACTGTTATTTAAATGGCTAACATTAGCCCTAGTATGCATTACTTCGCACAATATACATTATGCGAAGTACGTTCGCCCCCTGTTCGCCCCTGGATTTAACCAAAAATAATACACCGCTAACATTACATAAATAATTACATACATATTACATTGTACCTGCACATATTGGCTAATATTAGTCATTATATATAAAAATCTACATATTTCGACCCCTACCCGAAAATTCGCGAACCGGGAAAAAAATGGATATGCGGCCACTGAAAATTTTTATAATTTTTTACAATCCACTTGACAAATAACCTAAAATATGCTCAACTCTTCATCTTAGTTGATGGAAAACATTTTTTAGCCCTTAATCTCTAGAATTAAGGGTTGAGCATAGTTTAAAAACTAAATAAGCAGCAACACAAGTCTCTATAGACTGTTTCTTCCGGGTGTTTAAGTTGCTGTTTACACCTAGGAGGAACGATCTTTACAGATTTGTTCCTTTTTTTTATGGCAACAACTAAAAAAAAACCACAGACGAAGAAAACTATAACTAAAAAACCACAGACGAAGAAAACTATAACTAAAACCCCAAAACCAGAAACCCCAAAACCAGAAACCCCAAAACCAGAAACCCCAAAACCAAAGAAACCCACCCTTAAAGACGCTGAAATAGCTCAGAAAATGAAGAAATCCCCAATATTTACTATCAGAGCCTTATGGAATATCTCACCGCAGCCAGTCAAGCCAGAATATAGGGAGTTAGTAGAAGAACTAATCGTCCAGAATAAGCAGTATGAGATCCTCCCTACCTACTTTGATACATTTGTTAGGGGTAGACACTTTACATGGCAACAGTACATAATTCTACGCGCTGTGGAGGACGCGATAGCAGGAAAGAAGTCTAGAAGCATAACTATTAGCTCTGGCCATGGTATCGGTAAGTCTACGACAATGAGCTGGTTGATGATCTGGTTTCTGATGTGTTATCCGGATTGTAGAATACCTTGTACAGCTCCAACTACTGATCAATTACAGGATGTTCTCTGGATGGAGATCCAGGCCTGGATTAGTAGATTTCCAGATGTTAAGTGGCTGAAGGATAAATTTGACCTTACACAGAATCATATAAGGGTAAACGAGGAAGGGAATTCCGCGTTTGCTAGAGCTAGGACAGCTAGGAAGGAGAAGCCTGAGGCACTATCAGGACTGCATTCAGCAAACATGATGATGGTTGTGGATGAGGCATCTGGTGTACCTGATGAAATTTATAATTATGCTAGAGGTGCTTTTACTGAAGAGAATGTTATTGTTCTTTTAATATCAAATCCAACAAGGAATGAGGGATATTTTTTTAGGACACATAATCATGATGAAATATCTAAGAATTGGCAAAGATTATCATTTTCTACTAATGATTCGCCGCTAAAGACATCTGAAGTATATGCTGAAGAAATAGCAGCAGAGCATGGCATAGATTCGGATGAATATCGTATACGTGTTCTTGGTAAATTTCCAAGAGCTGATAGTGATGATAATGGGTGGTTTAGACTTTTGGAGCCGAAAGAGATTGAAGATGCCCAAGCACACGAACTACCTCCTTTTATTGGTAAGATGCGGATGGGTATTGATCCATCAGGTGAAGGATCTGATACTTCTAGGTGGGTCGGTAGGGATAGATTTCAGATGAGAGTAATAGGTAAGGAGAAAATTAGTAATCCTAAGTCGATTGCGGAAAAAACACTTTCACTGCTTATAAAATATCCACAGATAGAGACGAGTGGAACGAATTTAGATAATTTTGGAGTAGGAGCGGAGGTTACGAAGGAAATCGCGCTAGCTGGAGAGGATATTAACGGTATAAATGTAGGGGATATAAAATCTGTTATAAATAAAGATTTATATAGTAACAAAAGGGCCGAAGCGTATATGACATTCAGGAGATGGGTACAGTCAGGTGGAAAGCTTTGCGGTTCTAAGGAATGGAATGAGTTATCTCATGTTCGATTTAAAAGAGGTTTAAATGGGAAGATAAAGATAATGTCGAAGGAAGAAGCTAAAAGGAAGGGTTATAAATCACCGAATACTGCAGACGCTGGATCTTTAACCTTCATTACCCCAGATGAGGATGACATACTTGCCAAGAAAAAACATAAAACAAGACAGTTCAAGCCTAGTTACGCTAAGGTTTCATACGAAAGAAGTTTCTAGTTACACTCTATAATATAAGGAAATATAATTTAAATAAATGGGAATATTATCAACACAATTAGAGAAGGACAGAACTGGGAGAGTTACGTCAACGCCCTCTACTTATGATCCGTCACAAGAGGTTAAAGATATAACCGTGAGGGTTATGAATGAGTTTAATACCTCTGCCGAGATAATGAATAGGTCATTCAGACAGTTTAATGATATGTCTCTTATACATAGGCAATCTAAGGATCAAAAGTCTTTTAACGCCTGGCAGGAGCCTATGCCCCTAGATCTGGACGAACAATGGAAGTCAAGAGCAGTACGCCCTATTATTCGTAACAAAATTATCTCAATCGCCGCACATATCACGGCTAATCTTATATTTCCTAAGGTTTTTGCACAGAATGATAATGACGAGGAAGATGTAACTGCTGCGGAGGTTATGCGTGACTTAATGGAGTGGTGGGGAGATGAGTCTAATTATGAGAAGAACTTTTTATATACGGTAATAGCTGCGCTGGTTAATCCTGCAACTATCATTAATACTGAATATTGCCAGGCAATGCGCCAAATCAAGGAGATAAAGGCAGATGGAACCTGGGAGACAAAGCAAGTAATGGATGAATTATTTTCTGGTTTTCAGAATAATATTATTCCTGTAGATGAATTATATATTGAGAATATATATGAGCATGATATTCAGAAACAAGGCAGATTAATTTGGAGGAAGGTAATATCTTACTCATTAGCTCAAGCTAAATACAACACTAATCAGAAATTTAAGGATTTTGTGAGACCGGGAGTTCAGGTAATGGCTGGAGATGATAATGATACTTTTTATGAACAGAGAGATACAAATATGGATTCTGATTCTGTCGAGGAGATTATTTATTGGAACAGGAATGATGATCTCAGGCTTGTTTTTATAAATGGTGTTCTTGTTACAGAACATGACCAGCCTAACCCGAGGGAGGACAAATCATATCCTTTCGCAAAGACTGGTTATGAGCTTATTGATGAAGGGAAGTTTTTCTATTTTCGGTCGTTAGCGAATAAGGGCTCAGTTGATGAAGAAGTTGTAAATACATTGTACCGCATGGTTATTGACGGTACATATCTTCAACTGATGCCCCCTACGGCTGTATTTGGTGATGAGGAGATTAATTCTTCAATTATTGCTCCTGGTACGGTTACTGGGTTCGATAAGGACACTAAAATGGAGAGAATTGATGTTGGTAATAACATTTCTGATGGACGGGCTACTTTGGAGAAGGTTGAAGATTCTATTTCAGAGTCATCTATTGATTCGCTTGGTTCTGGACAACAAAGTAAAGGTACTCCAGCTACTGCATTTGAAATATCACGAGTTGAACAGAACTCTAGGACTATGCTTGGTTTATTCGGGAAGATGATTGGTTTTCTTGTTGTTGATTGGGGGAAACTCGCGATTGGGGATATTAAGCAGTTTGCGACAATTGCTGATATTGAAGAATTATCGAGCGAGGCTGGCCTGTTAAAGTTTAGAACTATTCTTATTCCTGAAAAGATAGGAGGAGACGGCAAGACTAGGACAAAAAGAATACAGTTTACTGCTGATTTGCCGAATGGTGACAGTGAGCAGGAGACATTATCACAGAGTTTTCGTATTCTGCAAGAAGAAGGAATGGATTCTAAATTTGAAATAGCTAAAATCAACCCTAAAGCTTTTAGAAATTTGAAATATAAGTTGAGGGTTACGCCTGATATTGTTACCCCAATGTCTGATAATGTTAAAAAGGCTATGAATTTAGAGGCATATGACAGAGCTATAGATAATCCCTTGTCTAATCAAGAATCAATTTTTAAGGATTTACTTTTGAAAAGTTATGAAACAACAAAGGATAATCCTGATAAATATATAAGTAATAAAACAGCTAGCCCAGTTCAAGCGCAATTGCAGGAACAGGCGGCTCCAGTAAAATAATGGAAAATTTAAAAGACTTAAAAAACATTCAACTTTGGTTATTGCTCCCTATGGATAAGAGAATGGAGATTAGGAGAGAACACACAATCAAAGCTAGCGGTAAGACTCAAGTTGCGGACAATAAGCTTCAATTAGACGGAATTACAGCTGAGGACCTATCTGATTTCCCTAAAGATGTTTTATTAAAAGCGCTGGGTGTAAATACCGAGAAGAGCGTAGAAGAAAAAATAAATGAGAAAGAAGAAGTTGGGGAGGAAATCAAGGAAGACAAAGAAGAAGTTAAAGAGGTTGAAGGAGAAAGCGGATCAAAACTTAAAAAATATTTCCAATAAGTTATGAAAAAAAGATTATTAAATTTCCTGTTAAGGTATTTATTCAATGCGGTTACAGAGGACGACATTCTTAAATATAACAAGGCCAACAAGAAGTTTTATAAAGGAAAACGTGAAATAACCGCTGCTAGTATTATGTCTCTAAAGAGTCAAGCCCAGTCTATAATAGATATGGACGCATGGAATATTCTACTTAAGGATTTGAAAGTAGTTTCTAATAAGAGAATATACGAATCAAGTACAAGCATCGATGACATTATTTTTGGAAAAGCTATGCTCTTCTCACTAGATGTCCTTGAGAAAAAACTAATTAGTTTAAGTAATTTAAAATAGGTGGAACGAGCCATAAATCGTTTTAAAATATGACTGAACAAATAAAAGAGGAGTTAAAACCAGAGGCTGATGCTCCTGAAGCCAAAGAAGAGGAGTTAAAACAAGATAATCCTAATGCTCCGGAGGATAAAAACGTAGTTGACTACAAAGCTGGGCTTGAGAAGGCACAATCCGAAAGAGACAACTACAAACAAGGAATGTTGAACGCTAAAGACGAGTTGAAAAAAACTAAGGATGGTGAAGGTATTAAACCTGCACCAACTGATAGTAATATTGAAGAGACAGTTTCTAAACTTGTTAGCGAAGAAGTGAATAAATTGCTAGGTGATATTAATAATTCTAGCATGGAAAACATTTTGGATTCCATCTCATCTAACGAAGACGAGAAAGCTCTTATTAAGGATATTTACCAAAACAAGATTATTCATTCTGGCGTTTCAGCTTCCGAGGTTAGAGCTGATTTAGAGAATGCCAAGTTGATGGCAAATAAATCTAAAATCATTAACGAAAATGAGGAATTGAGAAACTCGTTGCGCGCGAAGAACTCAATGACCATTGGAGGAGGATCTAACACAGAGAAACCTGATATTGTTGATAATGTTAAATTATCGCCAGCCGATGATGTTTTATTCCAAAGAGGTAACTTAAGGAGAGTAGCTCGTGGTGATAAAGCATTAACTGAGCAGCAATTCATGTCAGGAAATAAATAAATAAATAATTTTTAAAAATATGTCTGTAGATATTACAATTAAAGACGAAGGCGGACTAAACGTTTTGCCAACCGTTGTAAGACAAACTGAGGGTGGAGCTAGCGATATTAAAGCTGGAGACCCAGTTAAATTGAAATCAGCTGGTAGCCAATATGTTATTGGATTAGCAACAGCTGAACCAGTAATCGGAACCACTACTCAGGTTATGGGTATTGCTAAAAGTGATTCAGACCATACAGCTTCAGCTGATGGTACTATGGAAGTCCACATGGCCCAAACTGGAGTAATTTATTCAGCAAAAGCAACAACTCCTGCTAACATTGATACACAAGCTAAACTAGATGCTTTAGTTAATGATCGAGTTAAATTTGACTTGACAGGTACTGTTTACACTGTTGACGAAAATGAAGGAGATGCAGATGCAAGTGGTTTG